AGGATGACTTGATCAACGAGGAGAATTATGATAGTCCCGGGGCCGTTGAGAAGGCGATTGAGAGTCACAAGCTGAACAAGAATTTGCTTGAGACTCCGAGGGATTTGCATCATGTGGTCGAGAACTCATGGGCGCCGTATGACTTGAATCGGCATATCGTGGATAACGAGCCGCAGGTTAGTGTGTTTTCGAGGTCGACTTATGGGTGGAATCCACAGCGGAGTCGGCACCTTAGTCCGAGGGTGCAGGCGTTGTTGGAAGCGCACCTGCCTGGAAGTCCGATCTGGCCGGAGCGGTTCAACAAGGATGATTTGGCGAAGTTGCTTCAGGAGCTGGGGCCGAGGATTTTCTCGGCACAGTATCTGAATGCGCCGAGCGACCCGGACGTGGTGGACTTCAAGGAAGAGCACTTGAGGTATTTTGAGTTCAACGGGAAGGGGGATTTGAGGATCTTGGCGCGCCGAGGCGTTGAGCTGGAGATTGTGCCGAGGTCCAGTCTCTCGGTGTGCGGGGCTTGGGATCCGGCACTGGAGGCGAAGTCGAGCGCGTGTCGGAGTGCGGTGGTGATTGTTGGGGTGGATCCCAAGGACCGGGTGTTCTTGCTTGAGGTTTACGCGAGGAGGCGGGAGCCGCTTGTCATGATCGATGACGTGTTGAGGTTGGCGAAGAAGTGGCAGCCGGATCTCGGATTTGCCATCGAACAGGTGCTTTTTCAGAAGGTGTTGATTGATTTGGTGCGGCGTCGGGCGCCGAGGTATGGGTTCTCGGAGAGCTTGTTCCGGGGGGTCAAGCCGCTGATCGGGAAGACGAAGGACGCGAGGATTAGGACGTTGATTGGCGCGGCGTTTGCGGAAGGACGCGTGTACATTCAGTCGGTGCAGACGGATTTTATCGAGGAGTATATTCAGTTCCCGATCGGGAAGACGAAAGATATTCTGGACGCTTTTGCTTACAGTGCGCTACTATGGCGTAGGGGTGAAACTGAAGCGCAAGTCGAGGAGCGAATTGAGCACGAACGAGATAGACTAGCGCTGAGAGACCCGATTACCGGGTATTAGGGGGAGTGATGGGGAGAGCGACGAAGCAGGCTGGGAAGCCTAGCCCGATGCCGAAGCCGGTTGATCGGGATCGAAGAGGGAAGCCGGTGGGGAATTTCCCCGACGGCGTCAAGCCGATGGCGGCGGGAGAGAAGACGTATGATCCGGCGCCTGCGCGCCCGAAGGGGTTTAAATGAGTAGCGGAAAATTGCTGGTGTTGCACGTTCCGAAGGAGGCGTTGATGGTTGGGCTTCAGAGCCTGCTTCCCGACGAGTTCGACACGATTGTGTTTGCGCAGTGGAGCGAGGAGAAGGATGCGATGATGATTGGGTTTGCCGCGAATCCTGAGATGACGGAATTGGAGGTCGGGAGTAAGGAGTTGAATTGAAGGTAGCTAGGAGACATTACAAAATGCGTGTTCGAAAGCCGAAGCTCGGGGGACGAGTGTCGGGTCGAAGGAGGAAGGTCAATGCCAAAGGGAAAACCGTACACGAAGGCGACAGCGAAGGGCAAGGGAAAAGTTAAAACGGGTAAGCGCTAAGGAGAGAAGATGATCAAGCACGTTAAGCTGTCACCGGGTCAGGAGAGTAGGCTAATCGGCTGGTTGACCGAGGAGATCGACAAGATCGAGAACGGGCGCGCTGGGCGAGAGTCGAATTGGCGGAGGTGGCGGGAACAGTATGAGGGGAAGACGACGCCGAAGAACTTCCCTTGGAAAGGTGCGAGCAACGTGCACGTGCCGATTACTGCTATTAACGTGGATGCGATTCACGCGAACATGATGAATCGGCTGTTCGAGTTCGATCGGGTATGGGATGTCGTGCCGGTTGGAACAGGAGAGGTTCTTGGGGTGGATCAGAAGACCGGGCAACCGATCACGTGGACGGACCTGGCGGATGCGTGTGCCGATTACTTGGCGTTCGAGGCGGGACCGACGGGATCGATGGATGTGTATGATATTCTTGAGCAAGGAGTGCTGGAGGTTTTGAAGCTGGGCACGTCGATCATACACGAGCCGTACTTGACGATCACGCAGCCGGACTTCGAGTTTGACCCGGAGAGTGGGGATTACACGCGGAAGTCGGACATGGTGATGTTTGATGGGATTAAGCCGAGAATGATTCCGCTGGAAGATTTTCTGATCATGCGAGGGTACTCGGAGATTGATGGACCGTATGGAAGTCCGATGGTCGGGCATCGGTATTACTTGAGGACCGGGCAGTTGATGGAGCGCGCAAGGAACGGCTGGTTTCGAAAGAAGTCGGTGAATGAGAGCGCGGACGCGACGGGGAGCGTGAGCGGAGACGAGGTTAAGGATTCGCAGGCGCAGCTCGAAGGAGAGTGGTCGGACATTGCCTCGCTGCATCAGGATGATCATCAGGTCTATGATCTGTGGATCAAGTACGACGTGGATGAGGATGGGTTGGAAGAGAGACTGTTCGTGTCGTTTCACCGTGTCGCGGGCCGGTTGCTGCGGATTCAGCCGTACATCTACAAGCGTATTCCGTACACGGCGCTTCGATACATTCGGCGCGAAAATCGCTTCTACGGCATCGGAGTGCCCGAGATGTTGGAGACGTTGCAAGCGGGCGCGAACACCTCGTTTAATCAAGCCGTTGACAACGCGACGATCGCGAATACGAGAATGTGGGGGGTGAGAAAGGGGAGCACAAGTGCCAAGTATCTTGATGACATCTATCCCTCGAAGAAAGTCTTGTTCGACGACCCCGCTGACATCAAGGATCTCCAGTTGGGGGAAGTTTACCCCTCCATCTTCGAAGTTGGTGTCTTATTCCGTGACTACGCGGAAAGACGCACCGGAGTCAGCGATTACAATCTTGGACGTGAATCTGGCTTGGCGGGGGGAAAGCATGGAACTGCAACAACCACTCTCGCTCTTCTTCAAGAGTCTTCCAGACGATTTGATCTCTATGCGAAGGACATTCGGAAAGCTGTTGGTGAGATTGGGATGCAGGCTCTTGAGTTGATCCAGCAGTTCAAGCCAACGGGCCGGATCTACGCGGTCATGGGGCCGGAGGGGGTCTTGGTGGAGAAGGCACTGCTTCTGCCGAGCCAAGTGAATCTGCGTGAACATCTCATCGTGCAGACGACCGCGAGTACTGCGGCGTCGAACAAGGAGGTGGCGAAGCAGAATTCGTTGCAAGGCTTCGCGATCATGACGGAGTACTTCGAGAAGCTATTCCAGCTCGGGGCTATGATTGCCAATCCCCAGGTCCCGCCTGGCCTGAAGAAGTTGGCCTATGGAATGGGAGAAGCGAGTGAACGGATCGTGACGAGGGTGCTCGAAGGGTTCGATCTCAAGGACGCCGCGGCGTTCTTGCCGCAACTGGAGGAGTTGTATGGTGAAAGTAGACAACAGGGACCTCAAGGAGCTGGTGGACCACCCGGGATGGCCGGACCTCCTGGCGCTGATCCAGGAATGGCAGGACCGGGACCGGGAGGACCTGCTGCAATTGGCGGCCCTCCCCCTGGCCCTGGAGGCCCGGGGCAAGTTCCTCCGGGCGCAGGAGTTCCTTGACTTAGCTACGGCCTTGAAAACGGAGCCTAAGCCTGAGACGCCTGAGATCCCGGTGCAAGACGACGGTTTTTGACATTCGCTACACATTCGTGTAGTCTTTTCACTGAAGGAGATTGAGTTATGGCAGAGCCTGAAGAAGTTGACATCGAATCTACCCCGGAGTCTACACCTTCCCCGGAGTCCGATCTTCCTGTAGAAGTTCAAGGAAAGACACCGGCTGAGATTTGGAAAATGGTGCAGAACGAACGCGCACGTGCCGACGAGAATGTCAAGGCACGAACGAGAGCCGAATCATTGGCGCAGGAAATCGCCATGGCTGCCCTCGATCGCCGATCCGCCACCCCAGATCCCACCCCTGCCGCCAGCCTTGAACCGGATCGAGAGAACGATCCTGAAGGCTGGATTTCCTTCCAGGTCAAACGCCAAGTCGAAGCCCACGTGAAGCCGTTCGTCGAGGGGTATGGGCGGGATCGGCAGATGGTGATCGGTGGAATGGTGGATCAGGCGAAGGCGCGGGTAGCGGCGCAGTTTCCTGACTACTTCAAGCACGCCGAGGCGATCAACGAGTTCGTGAGGAATTACC